CTAGATTGCTCGGGTGTACATCATCATCAGCAAACATGATGTCGGCGTTGCCGTCATTCGTGCCTGTGGTACCAGCATATCCCGGCGCCATGCCAAAGCCAGTGCCTGTGATAACAGGAATGCCAGTGGGGCTGATGGTGCCTGAAGCCCCGGAACTGTTCTGCCAGGTTCCGAAAAAAGGATCTACGAATACCCAGGGGCCAGAAGTAGCTTGTAGGGCTTTTAAGTAAGCCGTGCTCACGCAGCAGCGTATATACCATGAAGCCCCGGCTTCTCGTCCGGTCTGCCAGAAATGAGTGCCTGCGATAATCGTCGTGGGCCATGCTGCGCGCACGGTTGAGAAGATAGTTGTTGCATCGCTGATTAGCTGCGGGCTGGCGGCGTTGATGGTGGCCGCAGAATGTGCTGCTGCCGTCGTATTGCCGTACCCCCGGGTGGCTGTCCATGTATTGTTGTTAAAGCCGCTCACTGCCGTCACGAGCAGTAATTCAGTTTCGCAGGCCGCAATAAAGGGCAGCGTCGTGATGGGATATCCGCTGCTATTGCTGACGGCAATGGTTGTTGATGTGCCATTAGCCACCGTAGCCGTGGCACTGTTGATAATGCCAGCGGGAGTCGCCGCAGATGTATCGTTGTGTCCATTGGCTTCAAGGAAAAGCGTGGGCGCATCCCCTGCGACGATGGTAGAAATCCGATTAACCGCCGAGTATTTCTGACGAGGAAAGTTGGGGAGCGAGGCGGCTGTTTGCTGGCTGATACCGGCGCCACCAACGCCGAACCCGAAGTCGTACTGGCTAATACCCAGTTGCAGCATGATCTCGAAGAAGGGACCAAGACCCAATCCACCGGGAGTTGACTGCCAGGTAAAACCGGGATTCTGCGCATAGGAGTCCGCATCGAAACTCATCACTGGATCAGCAGACCTATCCCATGGAGTGAGCGTGTCCTCTGGAGACCAGCTTACGGAAGCTGGATAGCCGGCGGTGTACATGGTGATCCGGCGGGTTTTGCGAGAGCCGAAATCAAATTTGTTCCAGTACGAGCCGCCACCGCTAGTGGCTAAGTAATTAGCGCTCGACATCACAACGCCATCGGCAATGATCAAGGCAATGAATGCCCCATTTGCCAGAAACTCAATGACCTGCCCATCGAAAATGAAATTCAGGCACAGGGGGTTTCCTGAGGCGTATTCCTTGAGAGCCCCAATCATGGTGGCCGAGCCGAGATACACCTGACCGCTATTTTGTAGCGATGCAACCCAAAAACCTTGGGTGCCCCCATTACTCAGGAAATCCACTTCCGAGAGAGTATTCAGGGCTGTCGTTGCAGTAGCAACTGCGGCAGCCGATGTGCCGTTATAAGCGCGCGTAACGACTGTTAGGGATGTTGCCGAGGCCACACTGACTAGAAAATCCTCAGGAGGAGATCCGTTGGTACTGACTACAAATGATCCGGTAGCGGGGAACATCGAAGTGGAATCGACGCTGATACTGGATAGCCCACCTGACCCATAATTGGCCGTAATGACAGCAGGACGCTTGAGCATCCTGGTTTTCTGCGTGATGTATGTGGGGCCGACGCTCTCAAAGGCTTGGGCTGCAATGGTCGAGGCGTTATAGCCGCTGATGCCTGCGGGGATCGTCACACGACCGATGGTAGCCGTCGTAATGGAGCCCGCGCTAATCGCTGGCGTCCAAGTAACTGCTGTGCCGCCCGCCACTCTGACCTGCCGAACGTTATTGTTCGAGAACTTGAAGGTATAGGTGCCATTCTGGATCGCGCCCGTGAGCGTGCCCGAACTCGCCCCACCGACAGAAGCGGTGAAGGTCACGCTGCCGCTATTGGGGAATCCCATCGGATTGTCATTGATCACGCCTTTCTGGAAGGCCACCGGATACCAAGTGATCGTGGTGAGTGCAGCGGTGAAAGCAAAGGTTGTACTGGTGCCGATGTTATAGCCGCGCAGTACCGTCCATGTCTTGGTGCCCATACCGGCATAGCACCAGAAATACTCCGTATTGGTGCCATCCGTGAAGGTGCCTACAAAACTATCAGCCGATGGAAACCCCGCAGGCGTTGTCACGCCGATTGATGTCGCCACGTTCGTGATATCAGCCGAGAGCGTGGTGGTGATCAGTGCATAGGGCGTAACAGGCTGCGCCGTTCTGAAAAAATCCTGTAGCTTGTAGCCATTGACAGGAACCCATGAAGTCCCGTTGTTGTAGACCCTGCCGAAATCCGTGCAGTAGGCTTGGGTGCCCGTGGGTACAAGGGAGACAGCGGGAAGTTTTGCGTAGGTCGAAGCGGCAGCGTTGTAGTCAACGAATTGACCACTCTGATCCATCGTCAAGCCGCCAGTTGTCAGTGCCATGAAAAATTCCTATTGAAGCCGAGCCAAAATCCAAGGACCATCGGCAATCTGGTCTGGTACACCCTCCAGTGCGTTGACAGATATAGCAGTGCTGCGGGCGCTCATGTATTCCTGGATTGCGAGCTTGCGCTTTTCGGCCGACTGCGTGATGCGCTCGCAGCATTTCCAGGCGAGTTTCGCGGCTAGCATGATATCGAAGCACGTATCAAAGATTGTCGTGTCCTCAATGCGGGCGACATACAAGAGCGCCAGAGGAGCCCCCTGATTGCACAGGATGTTCCTGCCCTCCACCGAATAATCGGCATTGGAGGGTCCGGTGCGATAGTCGGCGAGATCCGCCCCCGGCCAGGATTCACCCACCATGAGGACCCGCAGGCAGTCATCGGGCAGTTGGAACTGCTGGGTCCAGAGGTTACTGACGGGAACACTGGTAAGGGCTGAAAGGCTTGCGCGTTTCTTGGCAAACTTCCATACGCCCGGGCCCCGGATCTCAGCATCTCGGGTCATGGCGTATTCGATGTTCATGACCCTTGCGGAATTGGAAGGATCGGTGAGCGATGAAATAGCGGATGAGCCCAAAAAGGACAGGGCCATGTTTGCGATAGCGACTGGCGATGCCGCCATGGCAGGGCCTTACGGGACGAAGCCGGAAGCCAGGGTCTCTACGACGACCTTGCTTGCCACGCTCGCGGTCACAGTCAGGCCGGCAACGCTATTGATCCATCCCAGCGGAATCCAGGTATCTACCGTGGTCGATCCGGTAAAAACAATGTTCGCTGCGGCTCCCGTGTGATCCCGAAACCCAGTGAGGGTGACGGTCACGGCTGTTCCGTTCAACTGGATTTTCAGGCCATTGAGAATGGTGTCATTCGCAACGCCAGAAGATCCCGGCACGCCTTTGCTGAAACTAACGGCCGTGTTGACGCCAAGGATCGTCGGGACGCCAGGCTGGTTGCTGGTATAACCAGCCACTTAACTCCACGCCTCGCCGGTATCCCGAAGGATGGCCTGCTCAAGTATCTCCATGGCCACCAGGATATCGTGCACCTTGACGGGACGAGTTCCTGTGGGAGAGTTGCCGTCCGTGACAAGCGTGGCAGCCTGATCGATGGTGATTTCGATAGCGGCCGTGACGGTAGCGGCCCCTGCCGCGATCACCACAGACTCCAGATTTCCCTGCGGTCCTATGCTGTAACGTCGCGTGGCCATTAGGCCTCCTTAAGAAAGGCCCCGGGGGTGCCGGGGCCAGTGGACTTACTGATCGTAGGAGACCTGCATGGCGAGGTTTCCACCCACCGTGGCCGCTGTGGTCGCGGTAACGGCGAGGTCATACAGCTTGATCGGATCGGCCGTGAGACCGAGCAGTTCCCAGATGCGAAGCGAGGCGTTGGCTGCGAGTACACCACCGGCCAGAAGGCTCGGCGCGTACACGCTGGTCCACACCAGGCGAGTCGTGACCAGACTGATGGCTGAGAAGAAGATGGTGTCTGAATTGGTCACCACCGTACCGCCGCCATCCGCGCCGGTAAAAATCACCCCGGCCTTGTAGGAGGTACCCGTGGTCATGGAGGTTTCATTCAAGAGGCGAATGTCCTGGATGAGCGCGGAACTGGGAATACGCACGAACCTGTAGACCGAGGCTGCCGTATCGGTGGCACCGATAGCGGCTACCGCAGTCTGGACGATGGGGCGTGAGAAGGACTGGTAGGGACTGTTCAACACCACCGGAGTGGAGTCGGCATTCGTAACCAGATTGGACTTGATATTGACAACGGCCATTTCTAGTTACTCCCTTACCGCGCCCAGACCTGAACCAGACGCTTTTCCTCAAGTCGGGTAGCGCCTGCGGTCATGTAAACATACGCCTGCCAGGGCAAACTGGTCAGGTCCTTGCGCTGGCTGACATCGGTGGTGATGTCATTCCAGATACCCAGGTGCATGCCCTGCTTCTGGAATACCGCGACTTTGGTGGAGGTGCCCGCCTGATCGTCCGTGCCCGTGGGCAGGCGCTCAGAGTGGATGAAGTTGATGCCGAGGAACCGCTTGACCACACCATCCACCAGTACCGGGGTACTGTTGAAGTCGGTCGAGACCACCTGGGCTTCGGCCAAGAGGTTATCCAGCTGCTTGGCACCGGCCACGCAGTAGATTTCCGGGCTGTCCATCATGATCGCTTCGTTGGTCAAGAGGATGCGCTTGGCTTCGCGAAGCTTCGCAACCGTGAGGCCCGTGGGGGCGGCGGCGCCCTGCTGGACCGAGACCACCTGACCTGAGGGCAGGGCGGTGCTGTTCTGGCCCGTTTCACCCGTCTTTGAGGTGCCGAACATGGCCGAGATCAGAAGGTCGTCCAACTGACGGCCTGCGGCATCGACAGCATTCTGCACGAATTTCGACTTCGGATCGATCAGGAGGCGGAGCTGGTCGAAGGAATCGAGGAGCTGCGGCAGTTCGAAGTCCGAGGGGTAGACCCAGCGGCGGTCGGTGGCGGCATCCACGCGGCCCATCGGGGCGTAGCGGGAAGTGACCGGGAGCATGGCAACTGCGGCGACCTGTTCGACCGGGGAGCCGGCCTTGCCGATGTACTGCTGCTCGGTGACGGCAGAGCGAATGCGCGAACCCTGCTGCTGAACGAGCTGGTTCAGTACCTTCGCGTACTGCTGGACGTAAAAGGTGGTTATATTGACTGACACGGAAAGACCTCCAAAAAGTGGGTGACTTCTCGAAGGGCTTGCCCGTGAGGGGCCGCTTCTTCCCCGTTACGTGGGGCATCCAGAGGTCTTTCCCTCCGTCAGCGGGGCCCGTGAGGACTTGCCCGCATCTGGAGAGAGAAGCTAAGAGGCTACTCGGGCAAAATCAAGCAGCGGCCTGATCTTTGTTAACCAGTACCGCCATGAGCTTGTCGAGCTTGCCACCCGTGTTGGCGTATTCGGTGCGCCACTGGAAATCATTGATCTTGCCGTTAGCGCGATCCTGATTGATGG